GTTTTTCCCAATGAAACTCTTCTTCTATTTCGGCCCACGCAGACTCATAACACGCATCATAGTTAGTGCTAAAGGGTGTATCGGTATAATGATTTATTAGATCCTGTGTCCAAAGCTCGACAAGATGCTCCAAAGACCTTTCGTGGTCCATGGGCAGTTCACCTTTAAATGTAATCATATCTTTCTCCATAGTTATTGCGTTTATCCCATACAAACACAGATAAAAGGGCCTGTCAACACGAAAAAAGCCCCCCAGAAATCTGAGGGGCTTCCAACATAACTACGGGAGAGGGCCTATGACAACCCTTTCATATATAGTTATACGCGAGTATATAAGACTTTACAAGCTTTTTTTTGATTTTTTATTATTAAATCCGTCAGGCGTGATAAATCCTTTATTTATATCGGC